ACCAGCAAATGATTTTGCATGACGTTCGCCAGTTGTATCGCTTGAAGTTGCGCCTTTAGGAATCTTTTCACCAGTAGCGCCAGGCATAAATTTTGTAGAATTTACGCCAGTTTCACGTGATTCACGTTTTTCGCCTGTACGGTCGCTTGATTTAACACCTTTTGGAAAGCGTTCGCCGCTTTCACCTTTCATACCATAACCCATAATATTTTCCTTTTTGCAAAAAGAACTAGAAAAGCCTAGTTTCTTTATTTTCCTTTAATTATTATTTTTGTCAATGTCTTTGCGAATTTCTTCAGGCAAAGCCATGTGATGTTCATAACCAAAGTTTTCAGGCAATCCTTCCGGATAAGCAAATCCAAGATAATTTTCTAACGTTGCTGGAATTCCGTGCTTCTTCATTGATTCAAGCACGTAATCGTGTTCATTGCTTCCATTCAGGTTCATTTATTCCTCCAGCTTTTTCAAATACTTGTTTTCTAGCTTCATCAGCGGATATATTGCCTTTTTTATGGTTTAACCATATTTTATCAATTTCTTCGGCATTTTTGGCATTTTTAAATGTATCAGGGAATAAACCGCGAACTGCTTCCCATGTAATAGATTGCATTTCTCTAGGTAATACGCCACGTTCTTTTGCGGCACGTTGATAAGCTTCGTGATACAACGGGTAAGTGCCTTGCGAACCAGTAAATGCGTTATTTTTAGGGCCAACTTCACCCAATACATTACTACCAAAATTGTGTGCTACTTCCCTAGATGCGCCGGACAATGGTCGTAACAATCCAGCGGCTACGGCATGAGTATCAATGGTTGTATGACCTTGTGGGTTTTCAGGGTCATAAATGTTCATATAAAAATTACGAACCTTATGTTGGCCACCTAAATTTTTACTAATGTTTTCTTTAGTTGGGTTTTCATAAATGTTTACGCCTTTAGCAATTTCATTTAATGAACCCCAACCAGTTTTGTATGGTTCACCTTTTCCGGTCAATCTAACGCCCGAATAATCGCCTTCAGGGTTAACAATAAAATGTTCTCTAGGATTATGTGCCTGGTCATGGGTTCTAATCCACATAGCTTTTTCTACTGGGTCTGACAATTCACCCAATGTTTTGCCTTCAATTGCTTTAACCATTGGTGCATATTGCGGTTTATTCCATATTTCTTTAGCAATATTAGACATTTCAGGCGACCAGGATGTTCCTTGATGGTTTTTCATGGCGCTAATTAAACGTTCACCTAAAGAAACGTTCATAAACCAATCTTTTTGTGGTGACAAAACGGCCAATACCCCTGAAGCCGCCTGGTCGGGAACGCCATATTCTTTACCAAATTTGTCCACAATGTTTCGGGCGCCATTATACCAAAGTTTGCTACGTTCTCTAGTGTCTGCCGGCACCGCATCATGTAAATAAAGCAAGTTGTCTTTTACATGATTAATAAACTTTTCTGCATTTACATCTACGTTTTTAGACTTTAATCCAATATTTGGATAGTCTTTTAGCAATTCAACGTTGTGTTTAAAAGCTTCAGGTTCTTTTTTAGCCGCTTCGTAATTGGAAAATAAATGTTCTGTAATTGGATTTTCCGTTGCTTTTACGGCGGTTGGAACTCTAGTGCTAACTGCGTGTTCTGCGGCGGTTACTGGCTTAATACTTAATCCAACCGGTAAACCTTTAGTTATTTCTGCGGTTTTCCCTAATGCTGGTGCGGCCATAGCGGCCACATCAAAAGTAGGTTCAAAACGTCCTGATTTCCATATATCAGCACGGTTTCCACCGGTTTTTACTATATCGGATGGGTTTCTTACTGGATAATCGCCTTGGCCCCATCGCTGAACTTCTTCCGGAGCCTGGCCTAATAAAAAGTCGCCTAATTGGGTTCCACCAATTAATGGAACTTGGTCTTTTACGTAATATTGATTGGCATATGTTTTAGCGGCATTGAGCAATTCCCCAATTTTTGCAACGTTGGGATTAACGGTTGGTATTGGGCCTACCGTGCCTAGTTCATAATCATCAGCCATGATTAATTTTATATGACTTCAATCATTACATCAACGCCGCCGCCCTTACGAATTTCACCGCGATTAATCATAAGTACATCAATCTGTCCATCATTGTCATAAACGCCGGCATCTTCTAAACCGTCTAAAACGGCTTTTAAACGATTATCTAGGTCTGTGACTACCTTTGAACGTGGATATAACCATAACGTCACTTCAAGCCGTTTATCGCCAAATTTGGGTATGTTTTGCGCTACAACACATTCTGCCACCGCAGTTTTAAATTCGCGCCCAGCTTTGCTTAATACTGTATGGCCACGAAAATTGCGCCAGTACGTATTCATGCTGGGTGGGTATGGCAATTTAATTATCGTCATTTAACAATTCTTTGACTTTTTCGTGTAAATCTTCTTCACTCCAGCCCCAGTATTTTTGGAAGCCTTTGTGTCCAAGGGAATGAACGCTGGTATTTCCAAGACGGTGGTGCCACATACACAAGGGTATAGTGTTGGCGGTTTTCCTAGGCTGACCATATCGGCGTATATGATGGATTTCCACGGGCGTGTCGGTGTCAGTAATTCCATTTTGCCGGCACAATATGCACCCCAATCTTGCCAATTTAGCATAGTGTTCTTTTTCATTTGCCATTCGCTAGTTCGTACCATTGCTTGTAAAAGTCTTTAAACATACTAAACCCTTGACCAGCAAGCATACATTGTCCATCCGGTTGAACCAAATAATATTTATTGATAATTGTTTCAGTATCGGTATTACCATAAATGATTACAACCATAAAATCTTCTTTTTTTGCTAATGCTTGAAGCAAATACTTTTGGCCTTTGCTTACTTTTTCACCAGGCCGTTTCCATTCCATAATTAAAAAACAACCATTGCGTTCACATATTCCATCTACATTACTTGGTACAAAATGTGAGTTTTCTTCAATTAATCCTTGAAAATCCACATAATCTGTATGTGTCGCATAAGCGTTACGCATTAGCCCCATTGTTCAGTCAAATCCTTTGCAATTAATTCTAAGTCATGCGCTACGTCAGTAATATCTAACGATATTTGATAAGCTTTATCGTATTGGCCTTTTAATGTGGCTTCATGGAAGTCTTTAATTAATTTTAATAAAGCTAAATATTGTGTTGAATAATCGTTCATTTCTCTTGTGCCTTTTTTAGTATTGCTCTAGCAAAATCCTGTATGTCTTTCATGCTTGATTTCAATGTTGCATCTTTTCGCACATCATCCCAAGTATTTGCTATTTCCTCATCTGTTAGTGTCTTTGCTGGATGGGTGTAGAGTGGAATAGCATCAAAAGGTAGCGTATCTCTACGAAAGGCTACCATTGCATTTTCTTCGTCTTTATACATCCACGCTACTGGTTCATTGTTCATTTGGTTAACCTTTCAAGGTTGCGATTGCTGGCTTCTTGGGTGCGCCACGCTTCAAAACGAAGTTTTGCCGATTCCAATCTAAATTTCCACATTTCTGTTTTGTACGTTGCCGCGCCAATAGCTTTGCATAAGTCTTGATATTCTTGGCTGGCATAAGCTTCGCGTTCCTGGGCGCCCAAACTTTGTTCGCTTGATTGTTTCATTTTTATGGCTTTTAGGCTGGATTTATAAGCTTCTAATTCAGCCAGTTCACCCTTTGCTTTAGCGTATTCCGGGGCAAATTCGTATAGATAATCTACACAATCATTGGGGTCAACTACACGGGTTTCAGCTTTCATCGTTCCATCCATATTTTAGCTACTACTAACAAAACAAAAGCCCAAAGCACTAGGCCGCTAAAAAAGAAAAATATAAAAATAAGTTCATTCATCGCCAATCCCCAATTTGTCCACGGTTGCCTTTTTTCCATTGGTCGTACATATCTTTAGCAAGTTGCTCACGGCGGCTATTAAATTTAGAATTAGCAAAATAACCCCTAAAACCGGTAAGCCCAAGCTGGGTACGGTAAACAAGTAACTGTCTGATTTCACATTCATACCGCCATCTTTCCAATGTGTTGTTGGATTCGTTGTCGGTACTGTCCCATTGTTTCCCCGGCATAAGCATTTAGTCCCAATTCACGGCCTTTAGCCATTGTCAATTCATCGGTACTATACCAAGGCAATGCTGGGCGTTTTGCTTCTTTTGGGGTCATGTCCAATTCATCTTCCCAGCGGCCTTGATTAAGCCAAGTGCTTGGATGGGGAATAAAGTCTGATTCAGTACCCTTTAGTTTCCAGTAGGCAACGTGTTGTTCAATGGCTTCCACGGCATCGGATTGTTCTTGCTTTGTAAGCCGGTTAAACGCCCCCAGGGCGGCACGTTTAGCTACCTTCCTGGGGTAATGTTTCCAAAAGGTTTCAAACATTTTCAGCCTGATTGTAATAATTATTGATGGCTTTTATTGCTTTGTCGCAAATTGCATCGCTTCTGCACCAACGGCCATTAGGAGTAAAAAATTCAAAACTTGTTGCATTTTTTTCTAATGTTGCGGTGTATTCATTATCAAAAATTGTTTTTGAATATTCAGTACCGTTTTCTCTAGTAATGAACCAAACGTCTGTAACTTTCATTTTTTTTCCTTTTGTTTTCACGGTAAAGCACCGTATTAATAATTTACTAAAGTAATCTTTACTTGTAAACAATTATTTTCTAGTGATATACCCTAATATCTAATAACTGTTGTATTTATGTTGCTTTTTGGTGGACGAACCTAGCCCACCTAGGTTGCCTTAATAAGTTTTGCTTTTCGGAGCCACTTAACCCGTCAGTCGTTCAGGAAACCGGCACTAACTTCGCCACCGGCATTTGCGCTATTACATTCCTTATCCCCCAGTAGCGCTTCTATTCTGACCGCTGGTGGTGGTGAATCCCCAATCAGAACGATTGCGAATAAGAAACAAAAAACCCCTTAGTGGATAGACTGTATGGAAACTAAACTAATTAAATGGTTCAAGTGCATTTAATTAATTCAGAACAATCTACCCATTAAGGGGTTCTAACTTCAGCGGTTTCCATGTCGCAATGGTTAAAACTATATCACATATTTCCCCATTGGTCAGCCATTGCATCAGCAATTCCTTGATAAGTTGTGCTTCTTAATTTCCAACGGTCTGCGCTGGGCGGCAATTTATGCAAACGTTGTTCACGTCCTTCAACAATATTTGTTGGTTGTAATTCCGGCAAACCCTTTAACCATAAGCAAGTAGCTTTAGTTTCACCATGCCCAAACATCCAAGGTTGAATAACTTGATTTTGCCGCCAACCAATGATTTCTACGGCATATTTGTGCATTATTGGGTTTTCAATTGCAAATTTAGGAATATTGCAATTTAGCAATTTTTTAAAAAAATTAGCACCGTCCCTCATTTTGTCCCAGCGGCCTTCTTGCTTATAAAGCCATGAAACGCCTGAATTACATAAATAAGTGCATGGTGGGTGGGCTACCATTAAATCCCAACCATCATTAATAATGTCAAAAATATCGCCTTGATAGTGCGGCCCAGGTGTATCAGTTGGCAATAAATCACAACTTATGGCTTCATGCCCCCCCCGATGAACGCATCACGTACACGTCCTGAATACTCACAAGCTACTAAAACTTTCATAAATTTTTAAGTTCCGGCCACACGACCCACCAGTTGTCAGGAAACAACGTTTTCCTAGTTACTAATCCATGACTTTCGCGTTCAATGGTTGCGGCCATTAACGTTAACGGACCCATAGGAATAGCATCCTTGTTGCGCCATTGACACACCGCTTGAACGCTTACGCCACATAGCTTTGCGACCTTTGCTGGCTTTCCTAACAAGTCAATTAATTCTGCATTAGTCATTTATTT